CACGTTGTTAACCCACAACCATAGGGTTAAAGGGAGTGATGTTTGTTTGCGTAATCACTAAAAGCGCAAGAGTCTACAGGACTACTCTACTGGCACGATATTTGGTTTGGGGACGACATGCTATTATGCATGGAATCTACTCGCGCGCGGCAGACTCTAAGAAGACGGTTCCTATCGGGATGGTGGCGTAACGTCCAATCAAGCTGAGCAAACCACTCAGGATAACCATCCGCGACTTTCGGGTGAGAGAGGTAGCGGAATACAGTTTTCGGCGCTGTTTCCGGGATAGCCAATCCGGACTCCAACCATTCATGAGAACAGAATGAAATCCCTGCGAGCTTAAAGTTCGTCTTCACAAATTTAACTTTATGCCCTAACCTCTCGAGACATAATTTCGCACCGTCAAAATGTCTCTCAGTGCTATCGTCACCCATGGCGGAGACTCCAACCTTCTTGGTCAACTTGATTCCAGCCATCTGGCGAGCAACCAGACTAGCGAGAACCCTCATTCGAGAGTTCGTCGAGCTAGTCCAGTACGAACCTGATTTTTGAATTCCAAGGACCCCTTGGCGAATCATTTCACCACCGGGCACCGTATAGACAGTGGAAGCAATTGTATAAGCCTGAACCCTGAGAAGAAACGCATAAAGCGAATCCTCAGAGGCTTGAGCCAGCCTACGTCTGCATTCAACATCTGCCTTGATCTCCCAATTCTGAACGGACCAGTCCCATCCGGAAACATCCGTTTCCATGATGCCACCTTCCTTCAACTCTTCCTTAAAGTTCTCACCCATGATGAGTAGACCTTCATCATTCAATCCAACTCCGGGTCGTGAAGGACACGTAGTCCAACTCTCGATTTCGGCGTTGTTTTGAAGAGAACCGAGAATTCGCTCTTTAAGTTGGTCTCTCAATGAGACACCAGAAATAAGGCGATATTTCCCGGATTGAATCTTCTTCAAACCATGAGGTTCGTTCTTAATGAAAAGCCGAACAGGATCCCTCAAACCATTACGAATGAGTTCGTCCGGTGATTGTGAAAATATGCTTTCACCCGCAACAACAGATCGTATGAAGGATTCTACAACCGCATCCTTAATCAACTGTGTATGATTCTCTAAGACATCTTTATTTTTCTGTCCAAGTTTCATCCACGGGATACCGGGGGTTGAGTCACCAACAACGTGACCAAGTACATCATCCAACCGCAACTCCGAAGCGATCAGATCATAATTGGGGTTTTCACCCCCCTTAAAGATCCGATCAAGCTCCGAACCTTCCTCAAGACCAGCGGGTATCCTCGTTAGAGGGTACTCGCCGGAATTGACGAGGCAGTCAATCGCGTTTCTAATGTACTCAGCCTTTGGTTGATCAGCACTAATGTGTCCATCAGCGTGGATTCGCAGGCTTTTGACAACGGCTTCGGAGTCGAGGCGGGGCCACTGGAATTCTTTGATTTCCGGGATCGCTTCTTCTTCGGCTTCGTTTGGTCTTCTCTCTTTATGGAATCCTCCTGATGAATAGCCGGAGAAACGTCCGCATGAACTAAGCATGGCTCCTCCGGTTGGCTGAAAATCTCCGCAGGACCAGTCGTATTGCCCGAGAGAGACGCCGATGTCTGGGTCTTCAAGACGGCGTCCTCTTTTAAAGGAGCACTCTCAAAAACCACAGGGGCGCCAAAATCCATCTCGTCGTCATCATCGTAGAGATCAGCCCAACTTTGGTCGGGCCCCTCATACTTCGTTGATACGTCGCGATAGTACGCTGATCCTTTTGTCATAACGTCTGTGGCAATCTTTCCTGAACGATACCGGAAAGCAATAGACCCCTCAATAGGCTCATGTTGCAGACTAAACGCTCGTTGCTTGGTTTCTGATTCAAAAGTCATACCCTCGAACCAATCAAAAGAAACACCGTGGTTAATGCCTGCATCACCGGCCAAATGGACCCCGACCACGAATGAATTCGCTATCAAGGGTGCACCTGAGAAACCTTCAGTGGTAGACGCAGTATGAGTTATGGCAAAACCAGACCCTACACTGTCAATTACACCAGTAGTGAACTTATCAATGAACTGCATCGAGCCATAAACCCTCACGGGTTGGCCTACACTAGGGGTTCTACCAATCTTTGCAGTACCAACCCCAAGGAGTGATGCTGCATTGAAAGGGAACTCAATCCCTACAATGTCTGCGTTCGTCGAAAAGAGCACTTTCCAGGATTTGTCCATGGGTAGAGTCTTACCGTTCTTCATAACGTATACTGTGCTGCCAGTTCCAATCAAGGTGCGGATCACATGTTTCGCAGTAATCAGGCAGGATTTTCCTCCGACAATGGTTCTGAATCCACTACCAATGATCTGATCCTTAACCACGAAGTACACTTGGAACCTTGGTAGAGGTCCATCATATACAACGGATCCGGGAATCATCGACTCATTACGGCGTGAAAACATGCTTACGCCAGCAGACATTACAGAATAATCAGTGGCGGTCAACTTGACTTTCGTCAGTATTCCAGCCACCGTACACTCAATGTAAGGCCCGTCAGCATCCCATTTAAGAGTACCATCCACTGTGTTCTGTCCTGGGACAAACACACTCACTCGCTTCTTCATTGCGAAGTAGGTGTATGAATCAACCAAAAGACAAATCATCCAAGATACTACAAACTTTATAACAGTTAACAGAAATTTTCCTAAATAGCAAAGACCAAG